ATCACGGCGGATTTTGTTTTGCAAGTAATTGCCGAATCATTTATTTTTTTCTACCGTAAAATTTAGTATGACTAGAAGAGTCTCTTTCAAATAAATACCAGCAGCAATTATCTTTACCCACACTCTTACTACCTTCTATCCATTTAACACGACCAATACTTACTATCTTTTTTAACATACCCATATAAGGAACACTTTGCTTAGTATGTATCCAATCTGCGTCAAACAGCAACCATGTGGGCCTGTATGCAGTAAAGTATTCAATCATTGGATGTAAGATGTCGCGACGCCAGGGGGGATTTGTAATTATATAATCTGCCTCAAATAATTCTTCCATACCTACTTCTCTAAAGTTTCTAGTCAAAATACCTTTGTCTTGTGGTTCTAAATCACTAGCCCAAGAACACCAACCACTTGTCACATTTTCTATATGTTCTACTAAAGCACCATCACCTGCACATGGTTCTGCAAAGGCGAATTGTCTTTTAGGTAAGTGTTGAATTAAAGGTTCAACAGCTTTATATGGTGTTGGATAAAAGTCTCGTTCAACTCTTTCAAAATCACTACGTTTACCCATTATGCTGCCACATGACTAAAGTTTTTCACCTTCTCAAATCTAATTGTACTTCTGAACTTGTCAGCAAGTGCATCTTGTTTATGACTAATTACAAACACATTTTCACCACTCAAAGTATTTAAAATCTTTAGAAACTCATCTGTGCCTGTACCATCAAGTGAACTATCAAATATTTCATCAAGTATTAATAGGTTAGTATTTGTAGAGTTTTTCATCTTTGCAACAGCCCTCCAAGTAAAGAGTAGTGCAAGGTCTATTCGCATCTTCTCCCCCTCACTAAATGAAGCATAAGAAAACTCATCACGATATCGTGACTTAATTGTTTCCTCAAAGTTTTCATCCAAAGTAAAGTTGACATAAAACTCCATAGAGGTAAGATACTTATTAATTAACTTATTCATAATTGGTAGATATTGTTTAATGATCTTAGTCTTAATACCTGTATCCTGTAACATATTTCTTGCAGCTTCAGCATACAACTTATCTTCTCTTAGTTTTGATTTTTGTCTACTGCAAAGTTCTGCTTCATTTTTAAGTTCTTTTAGTTTATCAACATCAGATGAAGTACTACCATCAAGTTTAAATTGTGATATTTCAGTTTCTAATTGTACATTAAATTTTTTAAGTTCTACTATTGAAGAATCAATTTTAGCCATAGATACTTGGTTGTTTCTAATTTCATCTGTAATTTCTTTAATTTCTTTTTTTCTAGAAGAAACTTTATCTAACTCAATTTTGAGTTCTTTCATACCAGATTGAATTTTATTTGCTTCTGTTTCTTTTTGTGAAATCATATCAGACTTAAACAATTCATCAATATGTTGTTGGCAAGTAGGACAGTCTTCATTATTTTCAAAAAATCCAATCATTGAAGAATGTGTTTTATGTTTCTCAACAAGAGTTGATTGAATATCCTTTAACTTTGTACTTTTAGATTCTACTGATAATTTGTCATCAATAGAAGAAAGAGCATTTGTAATATTAATTTCTAAATCATTTCTCTGTTTACTTCTTTTAGATGTTTCTTTTTCGTTATTTTCTATAAGTGTTTGTTTTTGTTGAATAATTTTTTCTTTGTTATCTTTTAAATCAGCTATGTGATTTTCTTGAAAACTAATCTTTTCAGATGCTAATTCGTATTGATAATCAGTTTCACGAATATCATCTAGTATAATTTTTAATCGTTGTTTTAGAATCAAGTTCATAGTAGAGAATATTTGAATATCTAAAATTTCTTCTACAACCTCTCTGCGGTGTCTAGCCTTTAATTGCATAAATGGTACAAATGTAGAACTACCAAGAATAACTACTTGAGTAAATGAACGATAGTTTAATTTAAGAATTTGTTGTTCTAAAATCTTTTGGTAATCACGAGCATTTGCCTCTTGATTCATTAAAATATTATTTTGGTATATTTCAAATTTATTTGGTTTTATAGAACGTACAACCTTATAATCTACAGTACCAATCTGAAACTCAACCTCAACAACAGCAGAAGAGTTGTTTATTGAATTTACCATTTGCATTTTACTAATGTTACGAAATGGCTTTCCAAACAAACTGAAACACAATGCATCAAGTATAGTTGACTTACCTGCTCCGTTCTCACCAATAATGAGTGTAGTAGGTTCTTTATCTAATTTAATTTCGGTAAATTGATTACCTGTGGAAAGAAAGTTTTTCCACCTCACATATTTAAAATTAATCATATTTCTAAGTCTTGTGCCTCTGTATAAAGTTGTCTTTGTAGACTAGTTAATCTACCCTTATCTAAAGAGGTATCAAGTTCCTCAATATATTTACTAAGAAGTGTCATTGTGTCTTCTGTATTTTCAACAATATCATCTGATACAGTGTTTGCATCTAAGTCAGAAAAATCTTCTATAATTTTTACCTCATGGCAATCTGTCTTTAGCACTCTATCAATAAACTGATCAAATTGATACAAATCTTTTTTATTTACTACAATAACTTTTACATAATGATTTGCTAATTTGTTTACATCAAACTTAGTATAATCATTTTGTGTGTCATCGTAATATACTTTCTTATGAATAGTATAAGGATTCTCTATTCTTTCCAACTCTCTGGTTTCTGTATCGAATACATGAAATCCTTTTCTATCATCGCAGTCGTTCCAATAAAGTTCATATGGAGCTCCCAAATAAAATATTTGACCATCATCAGATTTAGTGTGGAAATGGCCAGAGAAAACACTATCAAACTTTCGAAATACGCTCTTATTAATTCCGTGCTCATTTTTTATACCTTTCATCATTTGAAATCCAGCAATCTCTAAATGCCCCATACATATATCAGCTGTTGTTTTATCAATCATATCTTCTGAGTGAATTGTATTTTGATTATTAATCCAAGGTAAGAATAGAATCTTACTACCACCAAACTCAATTTCTTCAGCTTCTGGATATATTTTAATATTTTTGTGACGATTACCAAGCAACTCTTCTACACAATTTACATCGTTAGTATTTTTATAGAATGTATCATGGTTTCCAATCATAATATGTAAATCTACTTCTAAAGTTTTAAATGGTAGAATAAACCTTTCGCGAAAATCTTTGGCAGTTTTATATGAAACAAACTTACGTCTGTCCATCAAGTCTCCTAGATGAATGCAAGTTTTTATATTGTTTTGCTGAAGATATGGAAAGAATACCTTTTCATAGAATTGATAAAAGTATTCATTAAAATTTGAGTTGTCGTTTCTAGCACCAAAATGTGTATCATTAATTATAGCAATCTTCAATCATCTAGCTCCATAAAATTTTCTAGTCCGCCAATCTTATTTTTACTTTCTTTTTTTTTAGGTTTATATACTGCCTCATCTGGCACCATTATATTAATATCAAATCCTGTAACTGAATATTGTGTAGTATCATGTGGATTTGTGACATAAGGAATATATTCTTGTTTTGAAATTAACTGGTGTTTTACATGAGCTTGTTTTTTTTCTTTTTGAATCCTACGAAGAAATGCATAGTAAATTATTTGAGTAAAGTATGCAAAAGGATTATTTGATTTTTCGGGATCAAAGTTATGAAGGTACTGTAAACAGTTTTCTATACCATCAGAAATCATTTCTTGTTTGTATGTATAGTTGATAAAGTTTGGTCTGTAAGATAAACCGTTTGCAATCTTCAAAAAACACTCACCCATATAGTTAGTGATTCTAGGTTTTTCTTCATCTGCTTCTTCAGCTTCACGACACTCTTCTTTCCAATCTTTCATTGCTTGAAGAAATTTTTTGTTGTCTACATAGTGGACACTTACTTTTTTAACTTTAGCCATAATAATTCCTTTACTTATTTCTACTATAATACACTAATATGATAGAAATGTCAAGAGGTTTTCCACGCAAATAAAAATAATTTTGCCCTTGACAACACTACACAGTTTATGTATAATAGGTATTGTACCTCTTTAGAACTAATGATAAACTTTATCATTAATATCCCAATGGGCTAAATAATCTTCATCATCTAGTTCATCTAGATATTCTTCTTCTTCAATTGAATCTAATTCTTCATCGGTAGGTTCTTTAATTTCTGCTTCATGCATACTTTGTAAAACGTGCTCGTAATAACGACCTAATCCCTCAGATGCTGGTGTCATTATTACTACACCAGATTTTTCTATATTGTAATATGGTTGATCAGAATATACTTGTACCCATCTAGTTAAACCTAAAGATTCAATTACACCCTTTTCAGTTATTTTACTAATAGTACTCATTTTTAATGGAGAGGTTATTTTAAATTTATCAGATTCAGTTGACTCAACAGTACATATAATGTCCTCGCCATTTGATAACTTGATAACTTGATAGTTCATTTTTTACTTCTCTTTAAAGTTTTGTTTTTTATAGTTTACATATCTATTTATTAAAGTTTATATCCTGCATTCAAACTTATGACTGTTCTATCTTTAGTTTGGTTTTGCACATTATCTGAACCATGAAGCACCCAACTTGGAAATATAATCATCTCTCCATTTTTAGGTATAAATTGTTGATGGTGCATATTAAAACCATCTTGAGTTCTTCCATGCATAGAAAATGAGTAGTGTGATGTAGAGTTTGGATTGTAAAAAAATAAAGGACTACTCTTTTCATCAACATTAATATATATTGCTGCAGAAAGTAAACTTTGAGTATGCATATGTAATTTTAAAACACTACCAATATCTTGAATATTAAACCAAGATGATAAAATAGATACTGCATGAATTTTTATTTTATCTGTATATACGTTTAATTTTTCTTGTATTTTGTCCTCTAGACCTAAAGTTTGAATTATATTTTCATGGCCATTTGCATTGTGAGATGATTTGCCCCCCACAATTATATTATTTTCAAAAATTGTTTTACTTTTTAAAATTTCAAATATGTCGTTTATTTCTGATGTATTTAAAAAATCTTCACATTTTAAAATTGGTGTTGGAAATAAACCAATACTCAAATCACTCATAATTTTATCCTATCAATTTTATAATCAAACTGCTCTTCTTTGTATATATTTATTCGTTCATAAAAGTGTCTCAATGTAAAATTTCTTCTGGACTTATGTGTAAGATCATCAGCTATATCAAATAATTTTACAGAGTCTTTATCTTTACTTTGTCTCAATCCTCTACCTATACTTTGTAATACTCTTATTCTACTTTTAGATGGACTTGCAAAAACAATGTTGTGTATGTTTCTAATATTTATGCCTGTAGAGAATGTTCCATATGAGGCTACAATTATAGCATTCTTTTCATTTTCAGTTATTGCTCGAATATCTTCTCTAGTCTGAGTATCAGTTTTACCATATACAAAAAATACTTTTCTATTAAACTTTTTAATTTCATTATACAATAAAACACCATGCTTGTCAACCAGCTGAAATAAACATAAGGTGTTACCATTTAAATTTTTACATAAATTTTTGATAAAAATATTTCTTTTTGGGTGTGATACTATGTAATTAATTTCTTCAGCATACGCATAATTTTTAACTCTTTTTGCTTCTTCTTCTGTGTGTTTTAATACTATACAATTAATATTAAGTTTAGCTAAAGTATCATTATCCATCAATTCCTTACTTGTGATAATTTTCCTTACTTTTCCGAATAATCCTTCTAATACTAAACGGTGTGTTTGTGTACCATCAAGTGTACCTGTTAGTCCAAATCTATACTTTACATCTCTAGACTTTACCATTATGTCTGTCAAAGATTTTGCTTTAAACAAATGAGCTTCATCACCAATTATACAACCATACTGTGCAAAGTATGGAGAGTGAAGTTTATATATTGATTGCCATGTTGATATTACAACTGGTTTCTTAGAACCTTTATCCATACCAGCATATACTCTGTGAATATATTCATCTTTCCAACCATAATCAATAAAGTCGGAATACATCTGTTCAACCAGTGATGTTGTAGGAACAAGAATTAAAGTTTTCAATCCCATCATATGGTAGTAACGAACTAGTGTATATATTATTAGTGACTTACCAGAAGCGGTAGGAGATAAGAGTATTGAACGATTTGTGGATATAGCATGATGAATTGCATCCAACTGATAATCTCGTATTTCAATGGGGTTTCCTCTTGATTTAGGTTGTAATGATGTGGCGAAATCTCTAACGCTCTGACGTATAACATTCCGCTCATCTTCTACTCCCTCTTCCAATATATATTCAATTGAATTTTTTAAACAAAACTCTTTAACATATGGAAGAAGTCCTACATATATTCTACCATTGTGTGGAGAAAACAGACGTATTTTACCATCCCATATCTTGTTTCGATATTGTGGCATAAATTTTGCACCAGGCACTTCAAAGGTAAAATAATCAGAAAGTTCTCTTTCTAAACTGTCATCTACCTCTAAGGTTAAATATACCTCATTAACCTTAGATATTTTCATTTAAACTTAGGCCCAAGCACCCAACCAACTAAAGATTTTCTTACACCTTTTGTTACTGGCCTTACTTGATGCCAAAATTCAGATTGGAAAAAAAGCATTTGATTAACTGGAAGTTTATGA